ATTGCATCTGTTAAGTCCTTAACCGTTTGATTAGTATTAGTTAAAACCTCATTTGTTTTATTCAATACTTTAGCTGTATTCTTTGATTCAGTACTAATAGTCTTTACAACATCTATAGTTGAATTAACATTCTCATTTAAGGTTTGAATATTTTTATTAGCTTTAACAATCCCTAGTTGATACTGTTTTATATCTTCAAATCTTTCTCCTAATGTAAGAGTTGAATTTTGATAATTGTATATATCAATACTCTTTTCTATAACTCTTAATTCCTCATTTATATTCATGATAGGATTTATAATTTTATAAGTATTTCCAACTTCAAAACTATCAACATCTAATCCAATAATACTTAGATCTAAAGCTGTAATTTTTATTTTATTTTTTATTTTATTATTTGCTTCTAAATACTCTTTTCCTTTTCTTAATAAGTTACTTGGTTCGTTCACATTATCCCATGAAATACTATCAACAATTATTCCAAATTCATCAATAGCTTCAATATCATCTATATATTTAATGCCATTATTTACAGATTCAATAGTTAATCTTTTATCGCTATCTTTTAATTTTGCTCCTAGCGGAATTAATCTAGAAATAATATTAGTTGGGTCTTTTTCTTCTTCTATAGTTTCTAAATTTTTAGCTAATCTTATCTCAGTTTTTTTAAAACTACCTATAGATCCTAAATAATCTAAGTATCTAATGCCATTTTCATATCTAATTTGAAGTTCTCCTCCAAGTCTATTTATTAACTTTTCTTTTATAGCATTAAATGTTTTTGTATACCCTAAAAATCTATATAAGCTATCGTTATTATCTTTTACAGTAACATTGCCTAACATAAATCTTTTATCTTCAGATACTTGATTATTATGGTTATCTATTATTACTTTTAAGAAATCTTTAACAGAAATATTATGATATTCTCCGTAGACAGTACTAGAATCCATCAAGTACCCTAATTCACTTTCACATACTACATTTTTAAACAATTCGCCTGAACTCTCCATGGATTCTACTGGTACAAGTACTCTACCTTTAAATTCTAATACACTAGTTTTAGTATTAAAAACTTCTACTAAAGTAGTAAAAGAATAAATATTAGAATAGTTGATATTACTCGGTGTTATTTTAAAACTAAATCTATCTATAGTATTGATTCCATGCTTTATGTTTCCATCTACTAATCTAGGTGCATTAATATCTGTAGAAATTGCATTTATAATATGCTTTTCATTATTATTTATAAGATAAATTTCATACATTTAAAACACCTCTTTTCTAAACTTAAATTCTATATTTCCATTACCTTGTAGCTTAATCTTATTTTCGCCTTTTTCTAAGCTAAATCTCCAATCTTGAGTAGTTCCTTTATTAAACTTATACGTTACATTATTTTTAATTACACTAATTTCACTATCAGTAATAACAGATGGAACTATTTTTTTTGAACTCGGATTGTATATTTTTATGTCTTTACTTTCGTTCACATGTATATTTAAATTTTGTAAATAATCAACTTCAAAATTAAACTCATCCCATATATCTGCCCCTTCATAGTTTTTCCCAAATTTGAAAGGATAAGCTATAAATTCAAACTCAAATATTCCACATGTTGATATGATATCCCATGATGGAACGCTTTCTATTTTTGCCATGTAATATATTCCTGGTTCTTCTGTGTACTCTAAAATTTGTTTTTCATCAGTTAATAACCAATTTAAAACCTCATTATACTTTATATATAATGGGATTCTGCTTTCAGATACTAAATCAAGTTTACACAATATTTTCCTTTCACTATACGTTTGTTCTCCATATAAGCTTGAAAAATCATAACTTCCATTCATATAAGGAACAGTACATTTGATTACTTGTGGTGTGGGTGGCTGTGGCTTAAAGTACACTAATATAGCATCAAAATCTTTACAAGAGCTTTTACCGTTAAATATTATTTCACTCATTAAACTATTAGCCCCCTTTCCATAAGCTTTACATTATTACCACCAATTTTATCATTGTATTGTGCTGTTACTTTTGCTACTTTTTCTCCATCAAGATATGAATTCATATTAATATTTATTGGTTGAATTTTTGTATTTTCATTTCCTGTATTAATAGCATCTTTTTTTATTGAATTTAAGTTTGTATTTACCCCAACTGATATATCACTACTTAATCCTTTAACTGCATTTTGAACTAAATACTTACTATTATTTATTCCTTTTGCCAAACCTTCCATAAAGTCAGGCATCCAAGTTTCATAATCTGTCAATGGCCCTTCATCTGGTACTGTAAAGTGGAGAAAACTTCTTATTTTTTCCGCTACCCCTACTACTGCATCTTGAACTTTTCCCATCATGTCTTTAATTCCATTTATCAAACCTTCTATAAAATGTACACCCCATGTATATGCTTGACTTGGTAAATTTGTAATAAAGTTAATAGCACTTTGAAATCCATTTGTTATTACACTTCCTAAAGTGCTTAAAATACTAGATATTCCATCTCTTAGACCTGTAAACATATTAACTCCTAAATTATATAGAGTACTTGGTAAATTTATAAAGAAATCTAATATCCCATTCCATATTAAAACTACTAGTGTACTTATATTTGAACATATATTAACTATTGTAGTTTTAAATTCATTCCATGCTAGTGTTGCGGATTCTACTATTGATGCCCATAATCCAATAAAAAAATTTTTAATACCGTTCCATGCGCTAATTGATATGTTAATAAGTCCATCCCATGCTAGTGTGGTAACTTCTACTATTGATGCCCATAATCCAACAAAAAAATTTTTAATACCAGTCCATATAATAATTGATATATTAACAAGTCCATCCCATGCTAGTCTTACATACGCTAAAATAAAATCTATAGCCCCTTTAAAGATCAGTTTTATTCCTTCCCATATCATATCAACAGATTCATTTAAGTTATCAAGTATATGCATAGCATCTTCTTTTAATTTAGTAAAATTACCTGTAACTAAATCTATAAGTAGCAATATAGCTCCTAAAAATATATTTTTTAAGACTCCCCACCAACCTAAAAAATATGTTTTAATACCTTCAAATATGGTGTTTATTGCCTGTATTATTCCTCCAAATCTATCCTTTATAAAATTTACTATAAAATTTAACGAGTTTATAAATGTTTCTTTTATAGTATTCCATGAGTTTAAAATAAATTTACTTATTCCAGTTAATATATTTTCTATTTTAACTTTTATACTATTCCATGCATTAAAAATAAATGTATTTATGCTAGTTAATATATTTTCTATTTTAACTTTTATACTATTAAAAATACCTTTTATAAATCCAGGAATACCAGCTATAAAATTCTTCATACTATTCCATGCATTAGGTATAGTTTCTGTAAAAAATTTTATTATAGCATTTACTACATTACTTGTTATACTCTTTATTTGTTCCCATAAGTTAATCCAAAATTTTCTAAACTCTTCACTTGTATTCCAAAAATATATAAAAGCTCCTACTAATGCAGTTATTATCATTATTACTATTCCAACTGGGCCAGTAAGAAAACTTATAGCAGCAGCTAAAACTTTTGATGCAACTGTTCCAGTTGTTGCAGCTCCCGTATATAATTTAATAGCCCCTGTTACTGTACCTATTACAGTAGATAATCCCCCTGTAATTATAGTTATTCCTTGTATTATTTTAGCTAATGGTGCTATTGCTGCAATAACTAAAGCTATATTAACAACCATATCTAATTGACCTTTGCTTAAAGATGATATTTTTTTTGCTAATTTACTTGCTAAGCTACTTATTTTCTCCACTATAGGTGTAATTAAATCACCTAACTTAATAGTATCATTTTTTAATTCATTTATAGATTTCTTGAACTTTTCTCCAGTAGTATTTGAGACTTTTTCAAATGCTTTATCAGTAGCTCCTGCAACATTATTCATATCTTTAAGCATATTATTAAAATCTTCACCTGCATTGTTAGAAAGAATTAAAGCTGCTTTACCCGCTTCAGCACTTCCAAACATATCAGCTAAAGATAAATTGTTTTTATCAGCATGCTCTTTCATTAAAGCTAAAACATCACCAACACTTTTTCCACTAGCAATTAAATCTTGAAAGCTTTTACCACTTACTGCTTTTATAGTATCACTTGCTTTTGTTCCTGACTTACCCATTTCATTAAACATACTATTCATATATGTAGTTGATTCTGCTGCTTTTATACCTTTAGCTGTCATTATTGCATATCCTGTTGATACTTGTTCTAAATTAACACCAAAGGCTTTAGCTGTAGGAACAACTTTACCCATACATTCACTTAATTGTCCAACTGTAACCTTACCTTTATTTTGTGTATTAATTAAAACATCTGATACTCTATTAACTTCATTTGATTCAAGCTCATATGAGTTCATTATAGTTGTTAAAAGATCTAATGATTGTCCAGCTTCAGCAAATCCAGCCTTTGCAAGTTTAGTTGAATTAGATACAAAGTTTACAGCGTCTCCAGTTTTTTGTCCTGCGGAAATTGCATCATATACATTACCAGCTATCTCTGTACTTGCTATACCTGTATCATCACTCAACTTTAATATTGATTTACTTAAATCTCCAATACTTACTTCACTTTCATCGCTTATAGTACTTGCTTTTGCAACGCTATCCTCGTAGTCTATACTCATTTTGGATAATGCAACACCAGTACCAGCAATAGCAATAGTAGCTGGTGTCATTTTATTAGATATATTTCCTGCTACTGCTCCTACCTTACTAGTTGTTTCACTTATTTTTGCTAAAGTTGAATTACAACCTGCCGCTTGCTTTTCTAATCCTTTAAGTTGAACTTCTGTTTTTATAACTTCTCTTTGTAAAGCTCTATATTGTTCTTCACCAATCTTCCCATTTTCAAATTGTTTTTGAACTTGCTTTTCTGCTTCTTTTAAAGTTATTAACTTATCTTTTGTATTACCAATAGATTCAGATAACAGTTTCTGTTTTTGCTGTAATAAAACTGTATTGTTTGGATCAAACTTTAACTGTGAATTTACTTGTCTTAATTCGCTTTGCAAATCTCTACTTGTCTTATTTACATCCTTTAAGGATTGTTGCAATGGTCCAGTATTCCCACCAATTTCAATTGTAATACCTTTAATATTACTCGCCATAATTTCCTCCTTTCTAAGAATTAAAAAAGAACTAATATAAATATTAGTCCTTCTCCATTCTCCTTCTTATAGCTTGTCTATCCGGCTTTGTTTGTTCAACTCTCCAGCAATTATCTAAATATTTTTGTCCTTCTTCAGTCTGCATATATTTATAAACTACTGAATCTCTTAAATATAACCAGAATTCAAACACCTCTAATTCTTCTATTTCTTTAAATGTATAACCAGTATATTCATTTACTAATTTTTCTTCTACTGTATTTATTTCGTAATGCTGCTTTTCTTCTTCATCCCCTGGATAATAGGGGATTTTTAGTTTGGGGAATTTTTAGTATTATTTAACCAGTTAAAATACTCTGTTAGAAGTATATCCATTTGATCCATATCTAAATCTTCTATAAATACTTCTGGTACTTTTATTTTAGCTTTATTCTTATTTAATATAAGTTTTATAGAATCTGTTAATTCTCCTATAGTATTAGATCCTTTTGCGTTTGAAAGTCTAGTTAAATTCTTTAATACTTTTAATTTCGGAGGCTCTACCTCTAACTTGATACTATCCTTTATTTCTCCCTCATCTGTTGTTTCATGTAATGTTACTTCAAAATATCTCTTGTTTACTCCGTTAATATCAAACATTATTTTTACACCTCTTTCTATTATTCTGTTGGTATATCCTCTTCAAATATAATTCTCGTTCCTTCTTTATCATGAGGCTTAGCCTTAAACTCTGCATCTATTACTGTTTCTTTATCTTTTGTAAATGATAATGAAAACCCAGCTTGATTTTTACCAACTATAGTTGTTCTTATATCTCCATCCTGCTTATCTTCATGAACAAATCTTAATATATAATCTGTGCTCTTATAATTTCCTATACCCCCTATTTTTACAATTCTTTTTTTCTTTTCTTTCTCTTCAGTAACTCTTGCTGTACTACAAAGTTTTTCCAATGTCTTTCCATTCCAAGTCATTATTCCACTTTTAAATGTTGCTTCTTCATCTGTTAGTATCTCTTTTTCTGCTAATCCTAAATCGTCTTTTGCACTATAGAAGCTTGGTTTATATTCTAATGTTGCTCCACCTTGTATAAGCCCTAAAAGATTCTTTTCAACTTCTATAGTCTTATTATCAGGAATACTTCCTTTAAACTCGGCTATAAATAATTTCCCACTTCCTAAAACAATTTTTTCTCCTGCTGTTGTCATTTTTACACCCCTTTTTCATATAAAGAAAAGGTATATATTGTTTCAAAGAATTTTTGACTATCAATATATACCCTATCTTTTCTAAATTTTATTAACTTTTCTCTTAATAAATCTTCAATAACATTTTCTCTTTCTTTATCTATTCTTGATGAATAAAATTCTACAGTTATATCTCTTTCAACTATATTATTTTTAATGTCTGCTCCTAATTCTTCAATATCTTCTAAAAATATTATATACGGAAGGGGTGGAGCTTTTAAAAAGCTAGTTTCTTCTACTTTTAATCCTGTCTTTTTTAATAATTCTTTAACGTCTAACACTTTTTATCGCCTCCTTTGATAACTCTTCCATTCTCCTTTTTGCTAATTCTTCTCCATATTTAATATGTGGATATTCTTTGGTTACTCCCCCTTGTGCTAAAGCATGACCATACTCTAATAAATGAGTTAATCTATATTGTCCATTACCAACATACCACGTATTTCTTTTATTATATCTATCTTCATATGCCTTTCTTATCCTAAATGCTTTAACATATTTACCAGTACGTTGTTTAAATGTAATTCTCTTTTTTATTTCTTCATTAGCTTCATTAGAAACTTTATCAACTACATCTTTTATTTTATCTGTAACCTCTATTGTGTAACTTTCTAACTCTTTAGCTAAAATAGCTTCAAACTCATCTACTGTCATTTAGCCACCTCAAACATTTCTAATTGATTTAAAGTTAAATCTAAACATCTAGGATTAGTCGTATCTATCTCTTGAATTAATTCTATACTGTATACTCCTAACCCCTTTAGTAACAATGTATCATGGTTATTAATACCTTTAATTTGTGGTATTCTTATTACTGCATTAGTCTTTACTTGTACTGCCTTTGCTGCAAAAAATCTATTAAACCCTAATACTCTTTTAGAAAATTTAAGGCCCTTATATTTATATTTCTTATTTCCTTCCTCATCTTCTTCATAAATATCACAAATTCCATCATTGAAACTTTCAAACTGTATATTACTATTTTTTATTTTCAAATCGTAACACCTTCGTTCTCTTTAGATCTCTTAGCTTGATGTTCTAAATGTAAATCTAACAATTCACCAATAAAATTCTTTTCGAACATTTCTAAAGCATTACTATTGGCATATCTACAATAATCAAATAATAATGATCTATGTTGACTTTCTTCTGTAAAATCAAGAGTAGGTACTCCTGCTATATCTTGCAAGCGTACCATTCCTCTTTTTATTATTCCAGTTAAATTTTTATCTGTCTTTTCATCATCCCAAGTTATGTTTAAAGAATCTTTGACATCTATTAATATTTGTTCTATATCTTTCATGTCATCACCTCTTTATTAAGCCTCTGCCTTAGTACCAATAGAACCTTTCACTTTAACTGAAACTGTTAAATCCTCTAATTTACTTATATCTAATAAAATAAAAGCATTATCATCTAATGCTCTTCCATTTCCAAATAATTTAGTTAAATAAACTCTTTCATCATCTAAGAATTTATATTCATCAGAATACTCTATCTTGCCACCTTTACCACCTGAACCTATTCCCATAAAATATTTTTTTGGAATCCCAATTATTGCTTTTCCTTCAGTAATTCCACAACTTTGTATTGGATCTGTTGGGAATGGGAATATGTTATTTTTATATGTTCCATCAGTTCCTTGAACTGTAGTTGCTGGCATAACTTTATTGAAATAGTCAACTGGATTTGCTATAAACACAACTTTATCTATTGCTCTAGTTTTTCCATTTGGAGCTTTTGCTAACTTAGCTAGTAATCCTCCATATGTTTTTGGAGATAAATCCTTAATAACAACTGGTGTTTTTTGAGGATACACTCCACCAGAAACACTAACTCCATCTGATACATTTCTATCCATTCCTATTGGTTCATCTTTTCCTGTACCCGTAATTATTGCAGTTTCTAAAGCATCTGCAATAGCTTCTGCTAATGTAGCTCTAACATATGCATCAATCCATTGAGGCCCAACCTCTAGCATATCTTTTGAAATTGGCATAAATGCTGTTAATTTACAAAGTGTTAAATCTATTTTACCAATAGCCCCTTCTAATTCTTGTGATATTTTACTTCCTATTTTTCCCCATTTAGCAAGTTGCACTCCTTTTTTATTAACAACTATCTTAGTTAATACAGTTGTATTTTGAAAGTCTATAACATCTAATAAAGGATGTTCTGCCTTTATATCATTTATAACTCTATCAATCACAGTTTCTGGGAATGCTACTTCTAATCCTGTAAATGCTTGCCTTACATCTTCTGATTTCATTGCAGTAATAATACCTTGGTAAAACTTAGTTTCCTTTTGAGTTAATTGATGTATTCCTCTTCTTGTTAGTATTTCCTTATCTGAAGTTTCTTGATATAACTTAACATCTTCAAGTACTCTTTGTTGAACACTTTCAGCAAACTCTGTAAAAGCTTGTGCTATAGCTCCTTCATCTTCTGATTTCATTGCAGCACTTAAATTATTTAATAGTTGTTGTTTTAAAAGATCCTTACTTATCATTGTCATTTATAAATTACCTTCTTTCACCTTATTTTTAAATATCATTTTTAATTTTTCTGCATTTGTCTTTTGAGTAGCAAATCTTTCTGGCACTTTTACGCCTTGTTTCAATCCTTCAATTTGTTGCTTTATTGCACTATTGAATCTTTGTTGAGCTTTTTCTATTTCTTCATTTTCTTTACCTGCTATTTCATCACATAAGCCATATTGTAAACATTGTTCTGCATTAAGCCATGTTTGATTATCAAGTAATTGGTTTAAAGTTTCTTCTGAAAGTTTATCTCCAGCCTTAGTTAAATAACTTGAACAACTGGCTTTATCTATTACTTCAACATCATTAGCAGCTTTTCTAAGTTCTTCAGCATTTCCCCATGCGCCCATAGATGCATGATGTATCATCATAAGAGTATTGGTTCCCATAATAACTTTATCTCCCGCCATTGCTATAACAGATGCTATAGAACATGCAAAGCCATCTACATACACAATTTTTTGAGCTTTATGTCTTTTAAGCTGATTATAAATAGCTAGTCCTTCTTTAACTTCTCCACCATAAGAATTTATATATATATTAATTTGATTAACATCTTTAGCATTTTCTAATTGCTTTTGAATATAGTTTGCAGATGTTTGACTTTCTATTTTTTCATCTGTCCACCAATCATAACTATCTCCCTCAACATAATCATAAATATATAAATCTAATGTATTAGGATCTAGTGATTGCTTTATCAAATACATTGCCTTATTCATTTTTATCACCCCCTTCTTGGTCTAGTTTTGTAATTTCTGAATAATTCTTTGTTATCCAATGTTTTTCACTCCAATCCGTATTTAAAGTTGTATCTCCAACTTTCTTTAATAAACCATCAATGCTATACATTCCACTTGAAATTAATTTATCAATCTTCTCTGCAATACTAAATACATCTCTATGTTTTATACAAGTTGAATCAATTTTTAAATAAGCTCCTTTTAAGTAATTATTTTTCCCATAGCGTTTTCTATTAATTTCTTCTGAAACTAAATCTAGGATAGGATCAATACCAAAGGTTAAAAAATTATCTGTTATTTTTTCTATATCTGCTATATCACCTCTTAAAAGTGCTGGTGGTATTTTAAAAGCTTGTGCTGCTCTTTCAAATACTTCATTTAATAAATTTTGAATATCAACCATATCACTTGTGGATTTTCTATTCCCATCTCCATTTTTCTCTTCATATTTAACTCCTTTAGGAATATCCACTACAGCATTTTCTGCTTCAAAATAGGTTTTAAACTTCTTTTGAAATAGATCTTCTATGGCTTTCTTCTTTTCCTCATCACCTTTAGCAATGGATTCTAATTCAACTACGCCTTTTCTTCCTCCTGATCTCTTATATTTCTTAATTGCCATTTTTAATAACTCATTGTAATTAGCAATTAAGTTTGACAATAAGGTTTTTATATCATTGTTGTTATATTTAAAATATAAAACTTCACTCATCCTATATTTTTTAGGAAAAGTAAAGTCCTTTCTAGTTACATCTTCAAATATATTTTCAACAATTGCATATTCTCTCTGAAAAAATCTATCTGCAATTACTAATTGTCCATTATGCTCAACAATTAAACATTCATTTTCTAATAATAATTTAGATATAAATTCCTGAATAAATTCAGTTGAATTCTGATTTTTATTAGGCTCTATATTCCATAAGTAATACTCATCTCCTTTAACTTCTTTATTATTCAGAAAAGTTAGGAATTCACATTTAGAAACAGAACCAGCTATAAGATTTATTGCCATATTAATTGCAAATTCTTCTACTTCTATAGCTGTAGAAAGCTTATCTATAGATTCATTAAGATATAGTATATCCTTATCTCCCCAAAATATATTTTTTACAAAATCTATTATCTTCAACTACTCACCCCCTTTCAGGGCAAAATAAAAAGCCTTACTAAATAAGACTCGTAATTTTATCTATATTTCTTTTAAAATAAGTTCTTGTATTTTTTCTTTTATCCACTTAGGAGTACAAGGATCATTGATTAAATCTGAAAATATCATAATCATTTTCTCGAATAACTTTGTATCTTTTATGCTAACTTCTATTTTTAAACCAGTCTTTCCTTTAGTTACCCTTCTTATAGGTTGTAATGCTCCATTGCACTTTTCACAACGTGCCCCATCATTTCTCGATATAGTATACTGTCCACATTCGAGACATTTATATTCTATTAATTCATTCATAAATTACCTCCGAAATATTTAATATGTGTAGACTCCAAAACTTAAATCATCTAATTCTATCTCTTCTCCTGAATCTTCTAAATCATTACTTCCACACATTGCTGCAATAAAAGCCTTAAATCCATCAGTTTTTCTACTTTTAGGTTCTATTTTCCCGTAAGTTATATTGCCAGCCTGTGAAGTTATCATACAGGTATTATTTGTGTACCACCTCATTAATGGATTATCTCCCCAAACAATATTCTTATTTGCAAATGCACTTTCAACTACTGGAGCAATTAGCATTTCATTAGATGGCCTTGCAAGTCTTATATTATTTCTTCCATTTCTATCTGTATCGAACCCTACATCTTTTAATGATTTTGCTAATAGTGTATATCTATAATTGTCCATCCACAATGTGGTAACATTATACTTTTGTGCTTTCTCTGCTAACCATAAAGCAGGTATATCTGGAGATATTTCTATTCCTTTTACAAATGTTAAAAACCCTTGTTTTTCCCACTCTTTAAGTGGTGCTTTAATTCTTCCTAAATCATTACAACTTTCGCATACCCAAGAGTGAGATAGCCAATAGAATTTACTCTTATATTTAAACAATAATCCTACACAAAGAAAATCTGTAGTTTTCATATAATCAATACCAGCTAAACAAGTACACCCTGTTAAATCAGGTATTTCTTGATTGGTAGCTAATATATTCTCCCATGAAGTAACTTGTATATCTTTATTTCCTTCTGGACAATTCATTCTTTTAGTCATAAATTCTGTATATAATTGCATATTAAACTGCATATCTATATACTCTTGTTCCATAACAATTTGTAAATCTTTAAAATATCTTAATGAAGGATTCGCTTTTTCCCATAAGGATTTATCCTTAACCTCATTTTTATCTTCTAAATGATATAATAAAGGTAAAATTCTACTTACTTTATTTTCACCTTCTAATATTGAGTGAGATGTTTCTAAATAATCATCTAATACTCCACCTCTAACATAACCGTCAGTACTTATCATAAAGGTTCTACAATGTTTCTTTTTACCTAATGCAGATTTAAATACCTTTATATTATTGTAATTTTCATATTCATGTATTTCATCAAAGATAATACATGCTGGTCTTAATCCATCTTTAGTCCTTGCATTAGATGTATTATATTTAATATATGATCTAGTTTTTTTATAGACTATTTTTTCCTTTGTATAATAAAATGCTTTTTGCAACTTTTTATTATCTTCAATTATATTATATACATCCTCAAATGATGTTTTGGCTTGAGTTTCACTATTAGCAACAATATCTACATTGTATTCTCTTATTCCATGGAAATTTGTAGTTAAGTACCATGAAACTGCTGCTATAAAGCCATTCTTACCTCCACCTCTTCCCATATATAATAAAAATGTATCCCAAACCAAGGTATTATCATCATAATAACAATGAATAAGTCCTATAATAAATTTCTCCCATGGAAGTAATTCAAATTTAAAATACTGCTCTATTTTTTTAACTGCCTTTTCTATTTTTTGTGATTCAATAATTACATTCGATTTAGATAATTTATTTTTTACTATATTAATTGCTTTTTTAATATCTTTATTAGTTTTCACCTTATTAGATTCAACTAACTCTATATACTCATCAATATATTTATTAAATATCATCATAATCCTCTGATTGTGCTGTTGGTTTTAAGCTAAGTTCACTTAAAATTTTTAACATTTGAGCATTTGTTTTATTTAATTCTGATATACTATCATTTTTCTTATAGCCATGTTGTTTTCCATTATTCCAAACAACTGAAACTCCTCGTTCTTTTATATCATCAATTAATCTATTCTTTATATTCCATAACGCCATATAATCGTCAATCAAATCCTCAAAGTGTTTTCCGTAGACTCCATTATTCTCTAATTGCTTTAATAGATCCTCCTTGATTTTATCAAATAGAGTATTTCCCAACTTTTGCACACCATTTTTATTGCACCCCTTTTTTGGGGTGCAATCTCGTATCCATTTATATCTTTTTTGCCAAGACTTAACTGTATTTATTGATACACTATATTTATCGGCTATTTTTTGATATGTCATTCCAGAAATATAGTCTTCATAAGCTTTTTCGCTTTTTGTCAAATTATCCCTTTCACTCATTTACACCACCTCTTTTCTACAGTTTTGCACCCTTTTTTTATTATGGGTGCACCCCCCTATCATATGAAATTTAAAATCCATATCCTGTCCCCCCTTACTACCCGTTCTCTCCTTACTGGGGCTTTTTCCGTTTTTTTAACCCGGGGGTATCTACCATTTTTCTTCATTTATCTGTTCTTTAAATTTATATTTATACTTAAATTTTTCAGGATGAAGTTCATTGTGACACTGATTGCATACACACATAAGGTTGCTTTTAGTTAAGGCTAACCAAGGAAACTCTTTAACGTGTTTAATGTGGTGAACTGTTGTTGCAGCTCTATACTTGCCTTTAGCCTTACACATTTGACATTCACAGTTCTGCTCTTCTAGTACTTCTTTCCTTAGTTTCTTCCAATATCTACTTACATAAAAAGCGTGTATATTCCCCTCTTTAAATAGTTTACTTATCCATTCTACTAATTCTGTAACATTTATCTGTCTATCCTCCTCTCGAATTAACATATCTAATATTCTGTTAGACTCATTAAATCCTATCCAACTCTTTTATTTATGCTATTTCATATATAATTCTTATAAGTCAATTTAACATACTCTCATTCTGTTAAACTAAACTCTAAATATAAACTATTTTATATAACAAAATCTCTTCTTGCCTTATTCATTTCGTCTTGAATAATACCAATATATCTTAATGTTATTGAAGGATCACTATGGTTAAACATCTTCATCAATGTTGCTACATCTTTGTTTTTTTTATAATAATGATATCCAAAAGTTTTTCTTAATGTATGTGTGCCTAGATTTTCTACTTTAAAGTCCTTACCAACATTTTTAATAATTTCATATGCTCTTTCCCTTGTAAGGGCCTTATTAACTCCCTCTCTAGACTTTATTAGATATTCATCATCCATTTTATCTTCTACAAACCATTTATATTCTTTTTGAAGTAGCCTGTTTAATTCTATTATATTTTGTTTACCTGTTTTCTTTTCTCTTAGATATATAAACTTTTTATCTTTAACATCCTTAACTTTCAGCCTTAAAATATCTGAAATTCTAAGACCTGTGTAAACTCCAGTTATAAATAAAATATAGTTTCGTTCATTGGTTCGTCTAAGATATTCTTGTATATCTCTAACTTTCTGCGACTCCCTAATTGGTTCTACAAAGTTCACTTATATATCACCTCCTTGTTACAAAATAAAAAGCATCTAACAACTGAATAGCACAACAGTTATTAAATGCTTTTTTAATGTAATCCCGTCCAAAGGTTTTAAGAAATATTAAGTTTTAGCCACGAATGGCATCTTACATATATTTTAAATTAGTTTTTTTTATTTTTCTACAAATTATTATCGCTTTTTTATTTATTTTTTATCTTTTTTTTCTTCATTTTTTTGTTTTAAATAACCTAATGCTATTGCAAACTTTCTCAATGAAGAATTTCTTAATTTATAATACTTCCCTGTACTTATTGATAATTCTTTCTCTATTTGTCTTTGAGTTAATGAACCTCTAAAATACCATTCTTCTATTAATCCTTTGCTTGTACTATCCAAGGTTTTTAATACTCTATTTATTATATCTACTTTTCTTATATTATCATCCAAATCTATAGCACATTCTTCTGTAAAGCTTCCCTTTGGTGCATTAGAATTGGAATAATCTTTTTCTATATCCCATCTCGTTGGATACCCTAACCCTTCCGTTTCTAAAGCCATCACCATGTATGGATAATCCTTTAGATCCTTTTCTACTTTTTTTCTATATCTATCGCTTATTATTCGCATATTATCTCCTCCTTACTCCTTACTCTTTAATTTTCTATAGTTAAACTATTATTGTTTCATATCCAGTCTTTTTTAATAATCTTGGATGATGCAATTCTTTTTTGGGTTTAATTATTAAGCCCTTTTTCCTTAAATGATTAACCTTATTTGCTATAACACCTTCTGTTCTTCCTAACGCTAAACTCATTTCTTCATATCCTATTTTATCTATCCAATTTATTAGATAATCAATATCTTCTTTATCCCATTCCTCACCTTGTTTAAAATGTATCTCAGAATGATATTTCATCCTTCCCCATCTATCATACTCAATCATTTTATTCTGTCCTTAACTCTTTCCTTTCGACTTTTCCATTCTTTCAAACTTTATTACCCATACCCAAGGATTAGCTTTATAACCGTAAGTTTCTATATCCCCTTTTTTTATTGTGCTATCCCATAATTTTTTAAATGTATCTTTTAATTGTGTATTATTGAAATCTTCCATACTTTCTTTTGCTGAATATCCCAGTCTTATTCTTGTTCTTCTGTTTACACCCTCGTCCATACAGTCATCTGTCGTAATATCTTGTAACCTTTCTACTCTTACATTAGCTACTCTTAAAAATATTCTTGCTGCTGATTTTGGCATATGAATACTAGGTCTCCATCTTCCCACTTGTAAGTCTATTAACAATTGATTTTTGCCATTGTCATCAACCTTAAAAATATACTTACATTCTCCTAGATCCCAATCACAGCTAGATCTCATATCTTTAGATGTATCACACCAGGTTTCCCTCACATAAAGAATATCTCCTATTTGATATGGCATCTTAATATACTCAGCGATTTCTCCAAATCCCTTATCATGATAAACACTGTCCTCAGCACATAATGTATATAATCCATTTTCTTGCTTTTCTATACATTTGGGTATTTTAACTATCCTTCTCGTAACTGTTTTTCTACCTTCTAAAATTGCTTTAACCATTTCTGTATTGAATAGTATTGGTTTTTCACTCATGTTAACCGCTCCTTTTATTGAAATTGATTTTCTTATGAGAATAGAAGCATATTACTGTTGCTTGAATTACTCCTATTCTCTATATTTAAATTATTATTTTAGTATTAATCCAGTATTGTTTATTTCTCCGCAACACTCACATATTACATATGGTCTACCTAATTTTACTGCCGTTAACGATATCCTAGTTGTATTGTAAGATCTACATTTACCGCAAATATATTTTATCTTAGGAGATTTATTTACTAGCATAGATAAGCTTACATTCCACATTTCTAAAGCTTTTACATTCACCATTTCTTACCCTCCTCTAATTACAGCATTTCATCTTCTATAAAAGGTTCTGCTTTACTTCCCGCTTTAAAACTACGTTTAGGAATTGAAGAATCTTTATATACTTCCGCTCTATAATACATATAATATTTCCTCCATCTTTTTATCAATATTTGAATTATAAAACTGTTATATTTAATTCTTCATATACTGAATCCATTTCTATTTCTACTTCACAACTACAATAGCCATCACCACATCCATCAACAAACCCAAAGTTTATTTCCACCTCTCCATCATATTTCTCAAGTGCTTCCCTTAATTCTCTTATAGTCATAAATACCTCCATCTTTTTATCAATATTTTTGAATTGTCCGTTAATCTTATATATAAATTTTCATTTAAATCTCTCCCTTGTTTGTAACATAATCTTCTTTTTGAATTGAGAATTACTTTAAACTTTCCCCACACTTAGGACAAAATTTAATATCCATTTCATCTTTTTCAACATCATCTCCAACCATAGAATAAACAACTAATTTACTGCCTTCTATTCTGACTTCGGAGTAAGTTGCCCAATCAAATCTTTTATTTTCTTTACAATGTTCACACATAAATATCTTTGCTCCTTGCCTCGTCTTTATTTCAATTAAAACTACGTTTAGGAATTGAAGAATCTTTATATACTTCCGCTCTATAATACATATAAGATTTCCTCCATCTATTTATCAATATTTTTTAATTGTTCACTAACTCTGTTTATTTAATTTGTTTTTCATTCCTCTATTATGCTTTATTTGTATTTCATCATCTAAAACATCATCAAAAGCATTAGACATTTTTAACCCAGTTATAATCATACTTAGTTCATGTACTGATAGATTTAGGTTAACTTCTTTCTGTTTATTTTTTATTATTTCTTCCCTTATTTTGCTTAACCTTTCTTGTAAAACCCTTGTCATCATTTCACCTCACTAGCGAATAATAAAATCAAATCCCGAACTCTTCCTTAAGCTCTTTTAATACACAAATTACATTGTTATATCTTTGCTCTATTAAGTTAGGATCTAATAATATTAACTCTCTTATCTTATTTTTAAATTCTTCTGTTTTATCTATCTTAGCTTGTACATCTTTTTCAAACTTATCTGTATTTCTAAAATATTTACTGTCTACTGCTCCACATTTAGCTACTTTTCTGACTTTCGAATATCTACTCATTCATTCTTCCTGCTCTATTAAACTAACTAATCTTTTTATATTTTTTTCTCTTATTCTTGCTGTTTTAGTTCTATTTGCTATTAATTGTAACTTTCTTTGCTTTAATAGATTCTTATCTTTTATTTTAAAAACTTGTACTATGCTTTTAGATTTTTCTTTTTTTACAAAATCCATTGATACTGTTGGTATATCTTCCTTATCTGTTTTTTTCTTTTTTCTATTTAATGATCCTATAAGTTTACTTAACCATTTTTTCATTGTTCTAATCTCCCTGAAGTTTCTATAATTAAATTACTTCTTTAAAATTAATTTGATTATTAACTTGTCTTATTTCATCTATCAATACAGTAGGAAGAATATAGTTATTAACTAACTCCATAGCCTTATCTAATTGTCCTCTTTTAATTGCCTCATATCGACTAACTCCAAACTCTCTCTTTAACTGATGCTGAATATCTGCATAGACTCTTGATCTCAATGAATTATCTCTATATGCTTGACTTTTATATCCTCCTAAATGCATTATCCCTGTCTTTCTAACTAAAGCTTGTAATTCTCTACACTCAATATTAAATAATGGACTATTGCCTTTAAAGTTATTAAAATCATCTTTAAGCTCTTTAACTTCTTCTTTAACTTCTTTTGTGTACCTATATTGCAACTCTAATATTTCTTCTGTAGATAGTTTCTTAGCTTGTTCCCTCATGTTGAAATATCCATCAACTAGCTTTTCATACTGTTCCCAAGCAATATCATCTTCTAAAATCTTCAATAACTTTGCATATCCTCTTTCTGATAATAGATAAATGTTTGAACTTCTATTTATTGAATTTTGATTGTAAATTCCGTTATCACTTAAAGTGATTTCGAATTTTGTTCCTTTTAAATCAATAATATCTATGCCATCTTTAAATCTTGTTCTATTTCTCTCTATATTTTGATTTATTCCTCTCAGTTCTCTTTGGTGAATATTAGCAATATCTTTAACTAACATTGCCTTTTTACCTTCTCCAAATCCTCCTTCTATATCATGAAATTTCATTCCCTCAATTTCTTTTATTCCATTAATTTTAATTAATTTATTCATAAGATTTCCTCCATTTTTAATCCCAACCTAAGAGTTTCTTTTCTAATTCGCTAATAGATTCATTGTATTTATTTTCTTCACTTGCACCCTGTACAAATTTTAGATTTGATGTTTTATCTATAGATTTATTGTTATTTTCTGTTTTAGACCAATTGTTTTTAACTGCTGCTATAAATGCACCAACTTTATTAGTTAATGATCTAGAAGTTTTAATTATATTTAATTTCTCTTTAGCAACAACAACAGCAACATTATTTTCTATACAGAATTTTAATATAGAGTCTTTATCTGTTTTACTTATACCTTTAAGGTCTAAATCTTTATATATGTTGTTGTTATTAATACTGTTATTATTAATACTGTTATTATTAATACTGTTATTATTACACGGTTCATTTTGAATATCTTCAACTTGAATATCTTCATTTTGAATATCTTCAACTTGAATATCTTCATTTTGAAGACGTTGAGAAATATTTGAATTAATCATATAAATATTTCTTTCACGCCTATTACCATTTCTTTGTTTACATACAGTTATATATCCATTTAGTTCTAATTCCTTTCTAAATTTATAAAATCTATTTTTACTCATCTTTAATTCGCTCATCATTAATTCAGCACTTGGAAATGCCGTTGTTCCTGAACCAGCAAAACTACAGATATAAGCATATATAGCCTTAGATTCAGGACTTAAATTTTTATCTCTCATTACTAACTTCGATACTATTCCATATCCATTTTTATAAATAGAATTTTCACCTAAACTTAATATATCTAACATTTTATTTCTCCCTTGAATCTTCTTCTTTTTTTAATTCTTCTGATAGGATCTCATTTAAACTTCCTCCATCTTTTTCCCATCGTTTTTGAACTAAAGGAGTAACTTTCTCTATAATTTTATGTATTTCTTTCATAGCACTCCCTCCCACTATTGATTTAATTTAATCGTTTAACAACATTAAAGCATTGATTTAAAACTTCACATAAGCTTTCTTCTGTGTCCTCTCTTAAATTTTTATGAAAGGACACATCTTCATTAAACAAATTAATCATTAAATTAAATTCATCTTTTGATATTTTTGATTTATAATTTTCTATTACTCTTATCAACATTGATATGAACTCTTTTCAGTTAATCTTGCAGAAGATAATCCTTTTGCAAATCCTATTATCTCCCTAACATCATCTGATTTTAATCCTGGAAATATCGAAAGAATTGTTTTTAATGCATTTTCTTTTTCAATAAGTGATATTTTGTCCATTTTCTCTCCCCCTCTCTTTTCAATGTCATTTTACGACTTGTTATTGCTATTGTCAATCTTTTTTTGCCATTTTTACATATTTTTTGCTTGTAAATGTCTTTTTTTATGGTATTATATATACGAGGTGGCTATTATGAATGATAGAGTTAAAGAAATAAGAAAGGCTCTTGGTCTTACTCAACAAGAATTCGGACAAACTATAAATGTTAGCCGTTCCAATGTCGGAAATATAGAAAAAGGTGTTATAAACTTAACTGATAGAAATATTGCTCTAATTTGTAACACTCATAAAATAAATGAAGAATGGCTCCGTACTGGAAATGGTGATATGTTTGCAAAAATGGATTCAGAAGAAGAATTTGCATACCTTATAGGTGCACTTCTAGCTGAAGATGATTGTACTTATAAAAAAGATTTTATTAAGGCAATGTTGAGTTTAGAAGATAAAAGAGACTGGGATTTAGTCTTAAACCTTGTAAAAAGATTAAAAGAAAGATAGATGTTTAAAACATCTATCTTTCTTTTAATAAAAATATAATAGGAGATAGCTATAATGAATGTTAGAGTAAAAACATTAAGAAAAATTTTAAACTTAACTCAACAAGAGTTTGGTGGATCTATAAAATTAAGCAAATCATCTATAGGTAATATAGAAAATGGAATTATAAACTTGACTGATAGAAATATTTCCAATATTTGCGAAAGTCATAATGTAAATGAACAATGGCTCCGTACTGGAAATGGTGATATGTTTGTACAATTAGATGATACTGAAAGGATTGTAAAAACAATAAATACCTTTCCTATCAATGATATTAAAAAAAGTTGTATTAAAGAGTTATTAAGTCTAAGTAATGAAGATGATTGTATTTTGATTTTGAATTTAATAAAAAAAATAAGGAGATAGATGTTATAAAACATCTGTCTCTTTATTTTTTAAGTATCCATTAGTTATACTAATTAATAATTTTATAATTTTTTTATCACTACAATTTTTAATTAAATTTATAAGCTGTAATTTTTCTCTTGTCATTATTACTCTCTCCTTGCATTATATGTCAGTTTCCCCGTGAAAAATTATAACATGAATCAATATTCGTAACACGAATATTATTGAGTAATTTCGACCATTTTCTTATAATTTAAGTCGAAGGTTGTAGAAAGATGTTGAAGTGTTATAGAAAGAAAAATAATCTAACCCAAAGACAAATAGCTAGAAAAACAGGATTAAGCCAAAGTTATATAAGTAAACTAGAAAAACAGGAAGTTTTACATAGCCCTACAATAAAGCAGGTTATTTCTTTAGCTACTGCTTTAAACATATCTCCATACGATCTTTGTGCTTGGTTTATCGACAAAGAATTATTTAAACTATAATCGATTCTTTGTCCCCCCTCTAAAATCCACCACAATCGTTTTTAAGGGCACTCTTTTTCTTAAGGTCTAAATATTCATAACACATCATTAATTCGTCATACAAGCCAAAATAAACGCTAAATAATAATGCTTATTAAATTTTTACATAACTTTATGTAAGTTAACTAAATTATACAAGTAATTCTAACATTTTTCAAGAACAAATGTTCTGTTTTAAATTAAAAAGATTTATAAATCTCTCTGAATAGATGTGAGGTAAATTTTGTATACCTTTCCTCTAGTATTTAGGTATACAGTATTTAATAGTATTTAATAGTATTTAGACAGGTTTCAAAGTGGCTATTTTACTAGCTTTATGTTACGTAAAGGCTACAGATTGATACCTAAAGGCTACAGATTGATACCTAAAGGCTACAGTTTGATACCATTAAGGGCTACAGATTGATACCTAAAGGCTACAGTTTGATACCATTAAGGGCTACAGATTGATACCTAAAGGCTACAGAATTTTAAAAGTGTAGTTGATTTTATATTTAAAATGATTTATAATAACTTATGTAATCATTTCAAAAACACACAAACCGAGTAAATAAGCCACTCTAGGAGCTATAACCTAACGGCTACAGTTTGATACCTTAAAAGGACAGATTAAGAGTTTATATAGATAAGGAGTTAATAAAATGACTGAGGAAAAAGATTTAAGGCTAGTAAATACGCCTAATAATATAGCTAAAGGAAGAATAGAAATAGACGCTCAAATTAATAAAATGTACTACCAAATTTTAAATAATATACAAAGAGATAATAGCCAACTTATTATCAAGACTAAAAAAGGGGAGCAACTAACTCAAGATCAAGAAGAGATATTAAAAAAGCTGGATACTATTCAGGCTCTAAGCTGTAGAATATCTAAAGAGGAGCTATTTAGTATATTACAAAGAAAAAACGATAGAACAAAAGAAGAAATAGACAGGAGATTTAACGCCCTACAGTCTGCAATTTTTAAATTTACTACTGGGGAGCAAAGTAGTACAATGGTACAGCTTATAGGTAGAGTTGACGAGACGGCAGACGGCTACATAGTAAATTTAGACACTAAACTATATAAATATTTATTTTACAGCTTAGACGTAGGATATACGCCAGTTAATCTAGCGACTTTATTTAATCTAACGGGTCAATACGCTCAGGCTCTTTATGTATTATTAAGGAGCTGGACAGGTACAAAGAGAGAAATAGAATTTACTATAGAGGAGCTAAGGAAGTATTTTAAAGTAGGGGAAAAATATAAAGCGTACAAGAATTTTAAAGCTAGGGTAATAGTGCAAGCTATAGAGGAGATCAATAAAACTGGATCTATGACTATAGAGGACTTTAAAGAGGTAAAAAAGGGACGTAGTATAAATAGCATTATATTTATAGTTAATGACTTAGAACCTAGAGTAATGCCAATAGGTAGTAAAGTTAAAGAAACATCAGAATCAATAAGTACACCAGTTTTACAAGCTCCAGCACCTAAAAAATTAGAGCCTGTAATATGGCTAGATAATATTAAAGTAGCTAATAAGAATATAATAGTAGCATTAGAGGCTATGTTAGGCGATTTATGTTACGATAGTCCTATAGTTAGAGGGATTTTAAACAAATCTTTTGCAACTACAATAGCAAAAGATAAGAACGGGGAAGAAATGATAACAGCGTTAAATATGGGATTATTTATAACTATAGCAAATGGGGAATTTGAAACAAATGAGTTAAAAGCATTTGAAGGATTAGAATAGAGCTAGATATTAGCTCTATTTTTTTATCTATAAGACTATCAATAGTTTTCTAATAGAAATCTATTAACTTTTAAAACAAAAAAATTATCGTGAATTTAGTCAATAGAAAAGCAATAGAAAAGCAATAGAAATATAACAATATTCCTTTTATTAAAATTTCATATTGATATACAAATAGTTTTCTAATAGAAATCTATTGACTTTTAAAACAAAAAGGGTTATTATAAATATAGTTAATAGAAAAACAATATAAATGCAATAGAAAAGCATTGAATTTATGAGGTGGTAGTAATGAATAAAAATGAAGTTGTAAAAAAAGAAAATAATTTACCTATCTTAAATGAATTAGAAAATGACATTCAAATTATAGGTGCTGACTTAGGAAGGGGATTTACTAAAGGATATAGTGAATATAATAATATAGAAAAACAATGTTGCTTTAAAAGTATAGTTGGAATAGGAAGAAGTATTGACTTTAAGGAGTATGAACATCCTATTTATATAGAAGTAAAAAATGAAGATTTTTTTGTTGGAGAATTAGCAGAAAAAGAAGCTGATACGGCAACATCTAATTCTAGAGATTCTAAGGTTACTAAAACAGCTCAAAAACTTTTATATGCACTTTTAAATGAAGTTGCCGTAGCTGATAAAGTTAAAATAATGCTTGGTGTTCCAAACAAAATGTTTAAAAGGTCTGAATTGCAAAATGTTATCGAAACATATAAAGGTAAAGACATTACTATAAAAGATAAGATAAATGGAGGATATAAAAAAATTAATATAGTTGATATATCTATATTTAGAGAAGCTGATGCGGCATTACTATATCATGTTAGAGATAGGAAAGATAATTCAAGACCTATAGGAATGATTACTATAGGCTTTAGAACAACGGAAATGAGCTATTTTGATAAGGGTTTAAAATTTAATGATAAGAAATCAAAAACAATTGATCCACTAGGAAATAGAACTGCACTAGAATATGTTCAAAGGGTTCTTATGCAAGAAAATATAAGTAAAGAGTTATCTGAAATAGATAGTTCTTCTGATTATACTGAATTAAAAGAAAGGGCATATAGTTCTCTAGAAGAAAGAATAGAACAAGACATAGAAAGCACATGGATTAATCTTGATGAAATGGATATAGCTATAGCTGGGGGGACTGCATTAAATATGAACTTTAAAGAATTTAAAGTTATAGAAGATCCACAAATGGCAACTTCAAAAGGGTTATTTTTAGTGGCAACGAGAGTATTTAAATAGAAGGTGAAATGAATGGCAAAAACAACAAAGTCTTTTTCTTTGGAAGAAGATATAATAAAAAGAATTTCAGATTATAAAATACAGAATAATCTAAGTAGTGATAGTGCTGCATTAGAGCGAATAATATTATTATTTAATTCAAATACATCTAATAATATAGATAGTAGTAAACTTGATATTATAGAAAATTTACTTGCACAGTTACTATTAACTATAGAGAATAGTACCAACAACCTTAATAAGAATGAAATAAAAGAAAAAGTAACTGAAATAATGAAAATAAATAATGATGGTGTAGATGATAGTGTAATGGATATATTTAATAATATGCAAGAATAAGAAAGTAAAAAGCGATAAGTAAAACTTATCGCTTTCAATCTTTTATAAATTCATTTTTATACTTTGATAAAATAACCCATCTAATAAAATTAGATACATCTAAAGATTGGCATTTAGCCATTTTTTTAATTAGTTCTTTTTCCTCTTCTGTAACCCTTACAGGAATACGCTCGGTCCTATTCCCCTCGTTATACTTTGCATTCTGTATTGTTCTTAAATCCTTTAATATACCCACTTAAATTATCCCTCCAAATTTTGAAATGTATTGCTTAATTCTTCAGGTTCAATTAGTTTTTTTCTTATACTTTTATTATTTATTTCATTATTCATTTTTTTCAGGTATTCTTTAAGATCCATTTTAATTGAATAAAATATTAATAGATGCATTATTATAATTAACATAACTTTTATTACCATACCACTCCCCCACTTCTCTTGATAAAACAAATTAAAACTTATACAAAAGAGTTCTCCATTGTGTGCCTATTAAGCCACTCTTTAATAAAATATATGGGTAGAGTAGTTTTTATATTACAGAAAAATAAAGCACCTAAAATAAATTTAGATGCTTTACTAAAATTAATTCTTTATTATTTTATAGATTAAGCCAGTTGAACACTCAAACATTTCGCTTAACTCTTTTATATTTTTCCCTTGGATTCTATACATTTTAATCATTTCTTTTTCCATTTCTGAAAACTTTGATTTTCTACCAGCTCCACGATTATTAGATTTTATTTTAGAATTTAATTCTTTTTGAAGTCTTAAAAGCTCATTAACTAATTCCTTAATTTCTTTTCTATACTTTTTAATTTCTTTATCCTTTACAAGAATTTCATTTTTTAATTTTTCAATTTCATCATTTAAATTAATATTTTTAGATTCTTCCCTACTAAGCATTTTCAACCTCTTCACAAATTAATTTATGAATAAATTATATCACTTAATAACTTCATTTTCATTAATTAATTTATGAAACTACAAATTTTTAGATGCTTCAAGCATAAAATCAATTATAGTTGTTTTGATAAAATTCATAAAGATTATTCCGAGTCCTATTATTATCAATAAGCCTATTATTTTTATTATTATTATTTTCGTTATTTTTTTCATGTCCATACCTCCGTTGTTACTATTAATTATCGAATTTATATTATTTTGCTAAATGATGTTTTCTGAAATAAATAAAAACTGTAATAAAGTTTACTTTGATTTTTATTATTAGCTAAATTAATGAACAAAAAAACAAAGCAGTATTAATATACCACTTTGTTTTTGTTTAATTTAAATTTACTTTTACTTCTTTACTACTAAACATATTAGATTTATATTTTAAAACTAATCCTGTATCTCCAACAGGTTGTTCAAATACAATTGTTCCTGTTACAGAACCATTCGATGCTAATTTTCCTGAATTAAGCTGTGTATCATTATTTACTGTTGTAAATGTTTGCTCAGTTATTTGTCCATTAGAATTTTGCATACTAAAATCAAATGGATTATATGTTATTTCAGAACTTCCACCATTCTTAATTGTTACATTTACTATTACAAATTCATGTCCATCCTTAGGCTTATCCCATTCGCTTCCAGATGTTTTTTCAATTGAATTAACAACTAATACATTATCTTTTAATTTCACTTCTTCTCCGATAGCGTATGAATCTTTTAGTTCTTGTTCACTTGTTTTTTTAGTATCCGTTGAAGTTTGATTACCTCCAACGTTTTCGTTACCTTCATCTTTTGACGAACCTATAGCGCTACCAATTCCAGCAAAAATAAATATTGCTAATATAATAGTTAATACTTTATGTTTCATAAAAAAGTTTCTACTATCCTTACCACACTCAGGACATTTAGCTCCACTTGCGATCTCCTTTCCACAAGCTTTACATTTAATCATTTTATTCATAATAATACCTCCAAATTACTTATCCAATATTATTATATTGCATACCCTTTTCAAAAAATGCAGAAAACCGTCGAATAACAAAATAATTGTTATATAATTTAACGTATTCTCTAATATTAATTTATATAATATGTAATTTCGCTAAATTTTGTTTTTACGAATAATTTAAAATTTGTGATTTTAAGCCATTTATAAGATATTAAAATTTTTAAAAAATACATCTTCAGGTTTACTATAAATAAACTTTTAAATAAAAAATAAACATTTCGTTATTACTATAGCGAAATGTTTATTTTTATTACTTTATTACTTTTTCTAAAAATGGTTTATATATTCTTTCTTCTGCTTCTTTTCTCGCTTTAATTGCATCTTCTTTTTCTTTAAAGCTTCCTAATCTATGCCTTTCTCCTTTAAATTCTATTACTGCTCTCCATGTTTTATTTGTAGAATCAAAAAAAACTCCAGTAACACCGCTAGTATTTGTACTTATTAATTTTTTTCTGCTTATTGCTTGTATAGACGTTCCTTCAATAAGATCCTGTCCAGTACGTTTTTTTAATGCTATTCTAGAATTTTGAGCAGTTGTCTTTTTACGCAAACACCCACAACTCTTAGTTTTTCCCGCAACTAAGTTATCATTTTTAATATTAACTATATTTCCACATTCGCATCTGCACTTCCAAATACTCTGTTTTTTATCCGTACCAGCAAATTCTATTACTGTTAGAAAACCATATATTTCTCCTACTCTATTTGCTCTCTTCATTACTTTTCCCTTATTACAAATTTATTCTTATAACTTCTTCTTCAAAAGCTTTTCTAAGTTTTGAAAAACAACATTTACAATCATATTTTCTAGCTATATTTGTAAATAAGTCCTCTTTATTTTCTATAAAAAATTTTGCTGATTCTTCATTCTCTATTAATTTTTTAATAGTTGCTAGATTCTCTTTACTTTTTTTAAATTGTTCTTTTTTATTATATATTGAAACTATTTCAGTTTCTGTTACCTTAAGTTCTGTACCAGCCCATGCAGTTGCAACTTCTATTGTATTAGTTTTAACTTCTTCATACTTTTCTATTAATTCTATCGCTTTTTTTCTAATGTCATTTGCCCAATTTACTTGTTTTTCCGTTCCCTTTAATTCTACCATTTCAACCTCTCCTTTTAGAAGGTAAGATATACATAGACCTAATTGAAATTTGTAATCTATTCCTGGAAATTCTTCTTTTATTCCTCTTGTCATTTGATGTGCTTTTATCATTAATTCCTTTTTACTCATGCTTCTTACCTCCTAAATTTTTTTGATTTATCTTATACTATTATTATACTACTGGTAGTAACAAAAATCAATATTTTTTTTATTTATTCTTTTTTAAATTCCTCTTTTCTTATAGCAATTAACTTTTCTAATTCTTCTATATCTTCTTCCGTTGCTTTATTTCGTATAAAACTTCTTGCAGAACTTCTGTAACGCAAATATTGTGCATGATCCTTATTTTTATGTTGCCAGTTTTTATTATATTCAGTTCTCTTAGTAGTTTCTTTCATCTCTTATTACTCCTTTGTCGTATAAAAAGTATCTAGCTTTTTCAGTTAGATACTTTTTATATATTTTTTTATATTCTTTCTAGTTGAATTTCATAATATCCCATTTCTTTAAAATCTTCATCAGTTGATACTGATTTTATTATCATTCTACAAGTATTCTTAACTAGTATCTCGCCCTCTGATTCACATCCTTCACAATCTAACACTTCACATTCTTCTTCATTCTCGTAATCAACTTCATGTCCCTCTATATTCTCACATCTGAAGTAATATTGTATTAAGTTATCATTTTCAATTTGAAAACTCATATCTGCGTATTGACCAGCCCAGCTTTCAACTTCTTTATAGAATTTATATTCTTGTCCTTCTATTAAATTAAGCTTCTTATCAACTGCTATTGTTCTTCCTGCCATACCTCTATAATTTATATCGTTAGCTATTTCTAATCTACTTTTCATGCCTACTCCTCCTTGATTTATCTTATGATATAATTATACTACTGGTAGTAAAATAAATCAATACTTTTTTAAAAAAAATAAGGGATAGAGCAAGTTTTTTTTGCTCTATCCCTTGAAATTTTATGAATAAAAATAATAAATTTGGTTAATAATATTAATAATATTTGATTTTTTTAAATTATTTATCTCCGCTAAGTCATTGTTATGACTATAAAAAGCTAGTAAGTAGTGCAGTGTTTACTAGCTTTTTTACTAATCTATTCTTTTAAATTAATACCTTGGATAATTTGTAACATCACTATCTGCATCAGTTGGTGCATAAATTTGAACTCTACCAAAAGTTTGAGTATCTATTATTTTTATATCTCCTTTACTTTCTACTATTTTATATGATAATCCTCCATATCTTTGCGGTGCTAATGCTCCACATTCATTTCCTACAACTGGCGGAACATTTAATGGATAAACTCTCCATGAATAATTATGTTCATGTAAATTTAAATAACTTGCATTTATTACTGGTGGTGCAACATTAGGAACTACTATATTGTTATATATAGGTTTATCTGTTATAGAACTATCTTCATCTCTTGGTGCATATATTTGAACTGTTCCATAATCTCCTGTATTTATTATCTTTACATCTCCTCTATCCTCTATGATTTTATATGATAATCCTCCAAACATTTTAGGTTTAATATATCCCTTTTGATTTCCTGTAACTGGTCTAACATTTGTTGCATATATTGCCCACTTTTCCATATGAGAATGTAAATTTAAGTATTTCCCCTCACTCGGTATATATGAATTATTTTCAACATTTGTAATTTGTACTATTTCTTTTCCTGTTAATCTATTTATGAAATCACTCCACTTTTCCCAATTGTTTAGTGAAAAATATTCTGGGCAAACTTTTCTTGAAGCATCAAAATGTCTTACTACATTAGAGTCTGGAATTCCATATTCTTTTTGCTTAGCTTTAACCAATTCTAATGTATTTGTGATAGTTTCTTCATCATATTCATAGTTATTACAACACATTTCTATATTTAATGTATTTTGATTGTTTATACCATATTGATTATATCCATCTCCAACAGACCAGGAACCATTAAAGTCCTCAACTGATTGGTATATACTTGTTGCATCTACAAAATAATGTGCTGAAGCATTTCTATTTGCTCCATAAAAATAAATTGCATTATTTCTTGCTGAATCTGTTCCTTCTGGAGCTCCTGTTCCATGAACTACAATATACTTTATTGCATTTCCTTCATAGTGGTTATAAGGGCTTATCATTCTTTCAATCTTTAACATAAATATCACCTTTCCTTTTTTAAAAAATATTTCTATAATATAAAAAGCAGGATTACTCCTGCTCTTTAAACTAAATTTTTAACTTTTATATTAATTTACTCTTGGTCTCTTTTAGCTGACTTTACTGTTCCTTTTACAGTTGATTGTCCAAAATAAAATGATACAATCATTATTGCAACAGTTGTAAACTGCTCTGTACTTACAACCTCTCTAGCACTTAAAATACAAAATACTGTTATAACTAATAATGCTATAATTTTCTTTACTTCAATAAGACTCGTTACCTTATTTATAAATTTATTCATGTATTATCCCACCTTATTTAATTTTAATTTTTATTTCTGTAACATCTTCTTGGATATTTTCTAATACATCAAATTTTTCTGCCAACTCTGAAATAACGTCTTGATTCTTGTTAATTATCCCTTGAAGCCTTTCCTCTCTTGTTTTACTTTCTCTTCTAGTATCTATAAAAAGCCATACAAATAGTACAGCCCACGCTCCTTGACTTGCTATAATCTTTATTACCTCATTATCCATCCTTCACCATTCTTTCTTATTTTTTAATATAAAAAAATTACATTTCTCTAATATCTTATTAAACTTGTTGTCCTTCATCTAATAAATCAATAGCATTTTTGTATTGATCTAATGTTTTTAAATATTCATATCCTTGTTTTATAAAATTAGATGAATTATCTACTATTTTAGGGGTAAATCCAAATACTTTACTTGAAATTTTAGATTTGTTTTCGTGAAAGTATTCTTTATTACAATAACTTTCTACTGTTAATATACAACTCTTTCGAGTCCATTGAATCGCACTGATTACTATATAAGCATCTTTTGCTATTAATCCATTATCTAATATAATATCCTTCTGTAATGCCATACTTATCTCCTCCTATACTATATTTCCCATTGCATCTATCCATATAGCTCCAGTTGTTATGTTACCTGAGGTATCTAAAACACATTTCTTTTTACAAAATATTGGTTTTTCTAAATACGTATCAAAATAATATTCTCCAACATTTGCGTTCTTAGGCCTATAGTCTTTAGAACCAGTAAGACGCCTTAATGGAGTAGCATAATTTTCACCATCATAAATAAGTGGAAGTTTATTAATATACATTTTATTTGTTGCATCAATTATTGTATCTTTACTTGAACTTAACACTAAAGAGTTATTGCATGCAGAAACTTTTAACTCTCCATTTTCATTTATAATTGTTAATACAGATTGATAAGAATTTGTTAACATTAAAAGCTTTTTATGAGCTTTAAAAACATCTAACTCAAATGCAAAAGTTCCGTTATCCTCTTTATTTGTTCCTAAACAAACTGTATCTTTCTTATCAAACCAATATAAATTACCCTTGCTATCTACCATAAACATTCTATCACTATGCTCTGCTCCTAGATTATTTCTAAGACACACAAGGAAGTTTCCTGTACCAACAAAATCAGAAGGTTTATCTGGTCTACGCCATTTATTTGTCGCATTTTTTAAAATTAATATGTCATTTTTATCTCCTACATTATCAAATTGTGCTAAAATTCCATCTGTATAATGATGTATTATTGCACCTATAGGTGCAGCTTTTCCAGACTCTTGTCCTGCAAAATTAGCAATTGCAAAAGGCCCTTCAGAAGCTGTTTTAGAATTTTCAGCATATATTTTTGTACCATTATTTTTTATAACACTATCAAATTCTTTTAATTTTGAAATAGCTTTCTCATTTTCTTTATCCAGTCTTTCTTTTAAACTACTATAAGAACTACCATCTTTACCTACTCTTGCTTGAACTATTTCACTATTAGATGATCCAGCATTAATAATAAGTTGGTCAAACTCCGTTTCTAATAGTTCTTGCTTCTTGCTTGTACCCTCTACTTCTTTATTAATTTCTTCTATACCAGAAGCTATACTTTCTCTAACATCTCTACCAAATATAGCTTTTCTAATTTGTACAAGCTTATCTTTTATATTTGCCAATTTAAGATCCTCCTATCTCTAGTCCTGTTATGTGAATATTAATACCTTCTCCGCTAGCTTTAATATTCTTTGTAAGAATTGGACTATTTAAAATTTTAGTTTCACCTGCTGCTATATTAAATTTAAAAGCTACACTATCAAATGTTAGTGTAGCTTTTGATTCTGTTTCTCTTGAATTGTATAGTAGTATAGTCTTTACAATAGCTCCTAATGAACTTGAATATAATGTTTGTTCTGACGTTGTAAGAACTTTAGCTGCTACTAACTTATAATCTTCCATTCTACACCTCCATAATTG